GCAGCCCCACGAACGGCGCGTTCTCGGTCGCCGACCCGCGGTACCGGCAGGCGGCCAACTGGAATCACGGCCAGCAGTTCGGCGTCATCCGCTGGAGCGAGTCGAGCCCGACCATTCCCGGGCAGACCATGCCGGGACAGGGCACATTCAGCATTGCCGACCCGCGGCCGAACTGGAACCGCCACAGCGGCAACTACCGTGTCATCCCGTACAACCAGCCAGCCGGCACCATCATCGCCGGCGGCAAGGGTGTGCAGGGTGGGCAACAGTCGGTGGCCGATCCGCGCATCCTTCACCGCAGCAAAGGCGACAACTACCTAACCGGCGGCCACTACGGCGTGATCCCGTATGACCAGCACTGCGGCGCGATAGCAGCCAGCTCACGCTACGACAGCGGCCGGTTCAGCGTCGCAGACCCTCGCATTCCGGCTGCTGACGACCGCATGACCTGCATCATCCGCAGCCTGGACGGCACGTGGCATCGCCCGTTCACAACCTTGGAGAAAGCTGCCCTGCAAAGCCTGGTCGAGCCCGAAGAGCAGTTGATCCTGGACGGCCTGAGCGACAAGGACTGGAGCGAGCGCATCGGCAATGCGGTACCGCCGAAAGCGGCAGAGGCGATCGGCCATGTCATGGGCACCACCCTGCTGCTGGCCGCCGCGGGCGAGACCTTCATGCTCAACAGCATGCCGATCTGGGTCCGCCAGGTGGCGGTGGGGCTGAGCGTGGCTCAGCAGGAGCATTTCGGTGGCTGAGCAAGACAGCAGCCAGATCAGGCTGGAGTGCGAGGCCAGAACTTGGCTTCGCAAGGGCTACACCACGGCAGAGCGCATCACCGAACTCACCGCGCTGATCGCCAAACATCGAGGCACCGCCGGCGCAGCAAAGCTGATCGAGGAGATGCGCCGGCAGTGGGCTTGCCGTAGCGAGTGGCTGGGAGGGCAACATGGCTAGCGGACCGAGGCGAGAAGGCCGGAGCCGCAATTCTCGGCGATGGCCACCGGCCAGCAGCAGTAAACTGGAGGCCCGCCCATGAGCGAAGCCTCCAGCGTGTTGACCTTCGACGACCTCAAGCGCATCACCGGCTACGCCCGCCGAGCCGACGTGGAGCGGGCCCTGCATGAGCAGGGCATCCGCCTGTTCCGCGGCCGCACCGGGCCGTGGACCACGGTGGATTTGATCAACCAGGCCGGCGGGCTGAAAGCCGGCAACCAGGAGCAGTACGGCGTCGATATCCTATGAGGCGAGCAAGGAAGCACAACCCCCACATCCCACCGCACATTGATCAGGCCGCTATCCCAGCGGCCGTTTTCTTTGATCACCGCGGCAAAGGCAGCTGGTACACCCTTCACCGCGACGAAGCCGGCCGGCAGCGCCGGCAGAACATCGCCAACAGCTCGGCCACGCTCGGCGAGCTGCACCGGATCATGGAGGTGCGCAACGGCGTGGACCGGGAGAGCCTCAACTTCCTGTGCCGGGAGTACCACGACAGCGCCAAGTTCAAGCGGCTGGCTCCGAAGACCCAGGAAAGCTACAGCTGGTCGCGCGACGTCCTGGTCAACATTCCCACCAAGATCGGCAAGCCACTCGGCGAGCTGGCCGTGCGCAAGTTCACCCCGGCTCTGATCCAGCGGCTCATCGATCGGATCGCCGACGAGGGCACGCCGTCGAAGGCTGCCCACGCGCTGCGGTACCTGCGGCTGGTGATGCAGTGGGGCCGCAACCGCGGCTATCTGGACAGCAACCCCGCCATGGGCATCGAGGCGCCGGTCGAGCGTAAACAGCGCCGCCTGCCGTCGCTCGAAGTGATGCAACGCCTGATCGACCGCGCCCGCGAGCTGGGCCAGCTGAAACGCGGGCAGAAGGATGCGGTACCGCCGCACCTGAGCTACGTCATGGAGCTGGCCTACCTGTGCCGGCTGCGCGGCATCGAGGTCGTCACCCTCACCGACGCCAACGAGCTGCCCGAGGGCATCCTCACCAACCGGCGCAAGGGCAGCCGCGACAACGTGGTCACCTGGACGCCGCGCCTGCGCGCCGCCTGGGATGCCGCGAAGGCGCGACGCGCCCAGGTGTGGAAAGCCCGGGGCACAGCGGTGCCAGTCCTCCCGGAGAAGCGCTTCATCATCACCGCCGACCACGGCGGGCCGCTGGGCAAGTCCGGCCTGGACACCGCCTGGAACCGCTTCATGCGTAACGCGATCGCGGCCGGCGTCATCACGGCGGAGCAGCGCTTCGGCCTGCACGACCTCAAGCGCCGCGGCATCACCGACACCCCTGGTACCCGGGCCGACAAGCAGGAAGCCAGCGGCCACCGCGACGAGTCCATGCTCGACATCTACGACCTGAGCGTCCCGAAGGTCGCCCCCTCCGCTCTCTGATCCCACGAAACCTGCGTAACAAGCGCGCCGGGCTCCGCAAGGAATCCGGCCGCTAGCGCTGCGCTTACGTAACAAGCCCGCACCTAAGTGCCTGACCAGCAACCCGAAAAGGGTTTTCTTGTAATCAGTAGGTCCCGGGTTCGACTCCTGGTGCCGGCACCATAGAAATCAACGACTTAG